TCAGGCTCATCTGGTAGCTCAGGCTCATCAGGCTCATCAGGCACTTCAGGTTCCTCAGGCACTTCAGGTGTTTCTGGTGTAAATGGTTCATCTGGCTCATCAGGCACTTCAGGCAGCTCAGGCTCATCAGGCACTTCAGGCAGCTCAGGCTCATCAGGCACTTCAGGCAGCTCAGGCTCATCTGGCACTTCAGGCTCATCCGGTACTTCAGGAGTTTCTGGTGTAAACGGTTCAAGCGGTTCATCAGGTACTTCAGGTAGTTCAGGTTCTTCAGGTAGTTCAGGTTCCTCAGGTACTTCAGGCTCATCAGGCTCATCAGGCTCCTCAGGTACTTCTGGCACCTCAGGTGTTTCTGGTGTAAATGGCTCATCAGGTTCATCAGGTACTTCAGGTTCATCTGGCTCATCAGGAACTTCAGGCTCATCGGGCTCATCGGGTAGTTCGGGTTCATCTGGTAGTTCAGGTTCTTCAGGCACTTCAGGTGTATCAGGCGTAAACGGTTCAAGTGGTTCATCTGGCACTTCAGGTTCATCAGGTTCATCAGGAACTTCAGGTTCAGCAGGTTCATCAGGTTCATCAGGTACTTCGGGTTCATCCGGTAGTTCAGGTACATCAGGTACCTCAGGTGTTTCAGGTGTAAACGGTTCAAGCGGCTCATCAGGTACCTCAGGTTCATCTGGTTCATCTGGTTCAAGTGGTTCCTCAGGCTCATCAGGTAGTTCAGGTTCTTCAGGAACATCAGGTACCTCAGGTGTTTCTGGTGTAAACGGTTCAAGCGGTTCATCAGGTACTTCAGGAAGCTCAGGCTCATCAGGTTCATCTGGCACCTCGGGTTCAGCAGGTAGCTCAGGTTCATCAGGCACTTCAGGTTCATCAGGTTCATCAGGCACATCTGGTGTTTCTGGTGTAAACGGTTCAAGCGGTTCATCAGGTACTTCAGGCTCATCAGGCTCATCTGGCACCTCGGGTTCAGCAGGTTCATCAGGTTCATCAGGTACTTCAGGTTCATCCGGTAGTTCAGGTACATCGGGCACTTCAGGTGTTTCTGGTGTAAATGGTTCATCAGGAAGCTCAGGCTCATCAGGCTCATCTGGCACCTCGGGTTCAGCAGGCTCATCTGGTTCATCCGGTAGTTCAGGTTCTTCAGGAACATCAGGCACTTCAGGTGTATCAGGTATAAATGGTTCAAGCGGTTCATCAGGTACTTCAGGAAGCTCAGGCTCATCTGGCACCTCAGGTTCAGCCGGTTCATCAGGCTCATCAGGTACTTCAGGTTCATCTGGCACTTCAGGTTCATCAGGTTCATCAGGCACTTCAGGCGTTTCTGGTGTAAACGGTTCATCAGGTAGTTCAGGTACTTCGGGTTCATCAGGCTCATCTGGCTCAAGTGGTTCATCAGGCTCATCAGGTAGTTCAGGTTCTTCAGGTACATCAGGTACTTCAGGTGTTTCAGGTGTAAATGGATCTAGCGGATCATCAGGTACCTCAGGTAGTTCAGGTTCATCTGGTACCTCGGGTTCAGCCGGTTCATCAGGCTCATCAGGTACTTCAGGTTCATCTGGCACTTCAGGTTCATCAGGTTCATCAGGTACCTCAGGCGTTTCAGGTATAAATGGATCTTCAGGTTCATCTGGCACTTCAGGTAGCTCAGGTTCATCAGGTTCATCTGGCACTTCAGGTTCATCTGGCTCATCTGGCTCCTCAGGTACATCAGGCACCTCAGGTGTTTCAGGTGTAAACGGTTCAAGCGGCTCATCAGGTACCTCAGGTTCATCTGGTTCATCTGGTTCATCTGGCACCTCGGGTTCAGCAGGTAGCTCAGGTTCATCAGGTACTTCAGGTTCATCTGGCACTTCAGGCTCATCAGGCACTTCAGGCGTTTCAGGTGTAAATGGTTCATCAGGTAGTTCAGGTACTTCAGGTTCATCTGGTACCTCGGGTTCAGCCGGTTCATCAGGCTCATCTGGCACTTCAGGCTCATCTGGTAGTTCTGGCTCTTCAGGTACATCAGGCACTTCAGGTATTTCAGGTGTAAACGGTTCAAGCGGCTCATCAGGCACTTCAGGTTCATCTGGTTCATCAGGCACTTCAGGTTCAGCAGGTTCTTCAGGTTCTTCAGGTTCCTCAGGTTCCTCAGGTACCTCAGGTGTTTCTGGTATAAACGGATCTTCAGGTTCATCAGGTACTTCAGGTAGTTCAGGTTCATCAGGCTCATCAGGCACTTCAGGTTCATCTGGCTCATCTGGCTCATCTGGCAGTTCAGGTTCATCAGGTACCTCAGGCTCATCAGGCACTTCAGGCGTTTCTGGTGTAAACGGATCTTCGGGTTCATCTGGTACTTCAGGTAGTTCAGGCTCATCTGGCAGTTCAGGTTCATCTGGTTCATCTGGCTCATCAGGTACTTCAGGTAGCTCAGGCACTTCAGGCGTTTCTGGTGTAAACGGATCTTCTGGTTCATCAGGCACTTCAGGTTCATCTGGCTCATCTGGATCATCAGGCACTTCAGGCTCAGCAGGTAGCTCAGGCTCATCAGGTACTTCTGGTTCATCAGGCACTAGCGGTTCTTCTGGCACTTCAGGTGTTTCAGGTGTAAACGGTTCAAGCGGTTCATCAGGCACTTCCGGCAGTTCAGGTTCTTCAGGAACTTCAGGTTCTTCAGGAACTTCAGGTTCTTCAGGTACTTCAGGCTCATCAGGCACAAGCGGTGTTTCTGGTGTAAACGGTTCAAGCGGTTCATCAGGCACTTCAGGTTCATCTGGTTCATCTGGATCATCAGGCACTTCAGGCTCAGCAGGTAGCTCAGGCTCATCTGGTAGTTCAGGTTCTTCAGGAACATCAGGCTCATCAGGTACTTCAGGCGTTTCAGGTGTAAATGGCTCTAGCGGTTCATCAGGTACTTCAGGTTCATCTGGTACTAGTGGCTCTTCAGGTAGTTCAGGCACTTCAGGCTCATCAGGCACTTCAGGTTCATCAGGTACAAGTGGTTCATCAGGCTCATCTGGTTCTTCAGGTACTTCTGGTTCATCAGGTTCATCAGGCACAAGTGGCTCATCTGGTACTAGTGGCTCATCAGGCACTTCAGGATCATCAGGTACTTCCGGCTCATCTGGTAGTTCAGGTTCTTCAGGAACATCAGGCTCATCAGGCACTTCAGGCGTTTCAGGTGTAAATGGCTCTTCGGGTTCATCAGGCACTTCAGGCAGCTCAGGCTCATCAGGTACTTCAGGTTCATCTGGTTCTTCAGGTTCATCAGGCACTTCTGGTTCATCAGGAACAAGCGGTGTTTCTGGTGTAAACGGTTCAAGTGGTTCATCAGGCACTTCAGGTTCATCAGGTAGCTCAGGCTCATCAGGTACAAGCGGTTCAAGTGGTACTTCAGGTAGTTCAGGTTCATCAGGCTCATCAGGCACTTCAGGTTCTTCAGGTACCTCAGGTGTTTCAGGTGTAAACGGTTCATCAGGTTCATCAGGTACAAGCGGTTCAAGTGGTACTTCAGGTAGTTCAGGTTCATCAGGCTCATCTGGTAGTTCAGGTTCTTCAGGAACATCAGGCTCATCAGGCACCTCAGGTGTTTCAGGTGTAAATGGATCTTCTGGTTCATCAGGCACTTCTGGTTCATCAGGAACTTCAGGTTCATCTGGTTCATCTGGATCTTCAGGCTCATCGGGCTCATCAGGTACATCAGGTTCATCAGGTACATCAGGTTCATCAGGTTCATCTGGTTCATCAGGTACTTCCGGCAGTTCAGGTTCATCAGGTACATCAGGTTCATCTGGTACATCTGGTTCATCAGGCAGCTCAGGTTCATCCGGTTCATCAGGCACTTCAGGTTCTTCAGGTACCTCAGGTGTTTCAGGTGTAAACGGTTCATCTGGTTCATCAGGTACTTCAGGCTCATCAGGTACTTCAGGTTCATCAGGCACTTCAGGCAGCTCAGGCACTTCAGGTTCATCAGGTTCATCTGGTTCTTCAGGTACAAGTGGTTCATCTGGAACTTCAGGTGTAAGTGGTGTAAACGGTTCATCAGGCTCATCTGGTACTAGTGGTTCAAGCGGTACAAGTGGATCTTCAGGTTCATCTGGCTCATCTGGTACAAGTGGATCTTCAGGCACTTCAGGTAGTTCAGGTACCTCCGGTGTTTCAGGTGTAAATGGCTCTTCGGGTTCATCAGGCACTTCAGGCAGCTCAGGCTCATCAGGCACTTCAGGCTCATCAGGTACTTCAGGTAGTTCAGGCTCATCTGGTTCATCAGGTACTTCTGGCTCATCAGGTACTTCAGGTTCTTCTGGTACATCCGGTTCTTCAGGTACTTCCGGCAGTTCAGGTTCATCAGGTACATCAGGTTCATCAGGCACTTCAGGCTCATCAGGTACTTCAGGTAGTTCAGGCTCATCTGGTTCATCGGGCACTTCAGGCTCATCAGGTACTTCAGGAGTTTCTGGTGTAAATGGTTCATCTGGTTCTTCAGGCACATCTGGCAGTTCCGGCACATCAGGTTCATCAGGCACTTCAGGCTCATCTGGTTCTTCAGGTTCATCAGGTACTTCAGGCTCATCTGGTTCTTCAGGTTCATCAGGTACTTCAGGCAGCTCAGGCACATCAGGTAGCTCAGGCTCATCAGGTACTTCAGGTTCATCTGGTTCTTCAGGTACTTCTGGTTCATCTGGTTCATCAGGTAGCTCAGGTACTTCAGGCTCATCAGGAACTTCAGGAGTTTCAGGTGTAAACGGTTCATCAGGTTCATCTGGTACAAGTGGCTCATCTGGTACTTCAGGTAGTTCAGGTTCATCTGGCTCATCTGGTACTTCAGGTAGTTCAGGTTCATCAGGCACCTCAGGTTCTTCTGGCACAAGTGGTGTTTCTGGTGTGAACGGTTCATCTGGTTCATCAGGTACTAGCGGTTCTTCAGGAACCAGTGGTTCTTCAGGTACTTCAGGTTCATCTGGTTCATCAGGCACTTCAGGCTCATCAGGTACAAGTGGTTCATCAGGCTCATCTGGTTCATCTGGTACTAGCGGATCAAGCGGTACTTCAGGTTCATCAGGTACTTCTGGATCTTCAGGTTCATCTGGTAGCTCAGGCACTTCAGGAAGTTCAGGTTCATCAGGTTCATCAGGTACTTCGGGTTCTTCAGGCACTTCAGGAGTTTCTGGTGTAAATGGCTCTAGCGGTTCATCAGGCACTTCAGGTTCCTCTGGTAGCTCAGGCACTTCAGGTTCATCAGGCACTTCAGGTTCATCAGGCACTTCAGGCTCATCTGGCACTTCAGGTTCATCAGGTACTTCAGGAGTTTCTGGTGTAAATGGCTCTAGCGGTTCATCAGGTACTTCAGGTTCATCTGGTACTAGTGGCTCTTCAGGTAGTTCAGGTACAAGTGGTTCATCAGGAACTTCAGGTTCATCTGGTTCATCTGGATCTTCAGGCTCATCGGGCTCATCAGGTACTTCTGGTTCATCAGGTTCATCAGGCACAAGTGGCTCATCTGGTACTAGTGGCTCATCAGGTACTTCCGGCTCATCAGGTACTTCCGGCTCATCAGGTTCATCTGGTACTTCAGGTTCTTCAGGCACTTCAGGCGTTTCAGGTGTAAACGGCTCTTCGGGTTCATCAGGCACTTCAGGTTCATCGGGTACTTCTGGTTCATCAGGTACAAGTGGTTCAAGTGGTAGCTCTGGTTCATCAGGTACTTCAGGTTCATCTGGTACTAGTGGTTCATCTGGTACTAGTGGTTCATCAGGCTCATCTGGTAGCTCTGGTTCATCAGGCACTTCAGGCTCATCAGGTACAAGCGGTTCATCGGGTACTTCAGGAAGCTCAGGTTCATCGGGTTCAAGCGGTACTTCAGGTTCTTCAGGAACGAGTGGTGTTTCTGGTGTAAATGGCTCATCAGGCTCATCTGGTACTTCAGGTTCATCTGGTACTAGTGGCTCTTCAGGCACTTCAGGCTCATCTGGATCATCAGGTTCAAGCGGTACTTCAGGTTCATCTGGTACTTCAGGTTCATCTGGTACTTCAGGCTCATCTGGTTCATCGGGTTCATCAGGTTCATCAGGTACTTCAGGCTCATCAGGTACAAGCGGTTCATCTGGTACAAGTGGTTCAAGTGGTAGCTCTGGTTCATCAGGCACTTCAGGTTCTTCAGGAACGAGTGGTGTTTCTGGTGTAAATGGTTCATCAGGTTCATCGGGTACTTCAGGTTCATCAGGTACATCGGGTTCATCAGGTACAAGCGGGTCATCAGGTTCATCTGGTTCATCTGGTTCTTCAGGAACTAGTGGTTCTTCAGGTACTAGTGGTTCTTCAGGTACTTCAGGTTCATCTGGTACAAGTGGCTCATCAGGTTCATCTGGCAGCTCAGGTACTTCAGGTTCTTCTGGTACATCCGGTTCTTCAGGAACATCAGGCTCATCAGGTACTTCAGGCTCATCAGGCACAAGCGGTGTTTCAGGTGTAAACGGTTCATCAGGCTCATCTGGTACTTCAGGTTCATCTGGTACTAGTGGCTCTTCAGGCACTTCAGGTTCATCAGGTTCATCGGGTTCAAGCGGTACTTCAGGTTCAAATGGTTCATCAGGCTCATCTGGTACAAGTGGTTCTTCAGGTACTTCAGGTTCATCAGGTACAAGCGGTTCATCAGGCACATCAGGTAGCTCAGGCTCATCTGGTAGTTCAGGTACAAGTGGTTCAAGCGGTACTAGCGGTTCAAGCGGTACTAGTGGATCATCAGGTACTTCAGGTGTAAGTGGTGTAAATGGTTCATCAGGTTCATCGGGTACTTCAGGTTCATCAGGTACATCGGGTTCATCAGGTACAAGCGGGTCATCAGGTTCATCAGGTTCAAGCGGTACTTCAGGTTCAAATGGTTCATCAGGCTCATCTGGTACAAGTGGTTCATCTGGTACAAGTGGTTCATCTGGTACAAGTGGCTCATCAGGTTCATCTGGCAGCTCAGGTACTTCAGGTTCTTCTGGTACATCCGGTTCTTCAGGTACTTCTGGTAGCTCAGGTACTTCAGGCTCATCAGGCACAAGCGGTGTTTCTGGTGTAAATGGTTCAAGCGGTTCATCAGGTACTTCAGGTTCTTCTGGTACTAGCGGATCAAGCGGTACTTCAGGTAGTTCAGGCTCATCTGGCAGCTCAGGTACTTCAGGCTCATCAGGTACAAGCGGTTCATCTGGTACAAGTGGTTCATCTGGTACAAGTGGTTCATCAGGTTCATCAGGAACTTCTGGCTCATCAGGTACAAGTGGTTCATCTGGTACAAGTGGCTCATCAGGTTCATCTGGCAGCTCAGGTACTTCAGGATCATCAGGCACAAGCGGTGTTTCTGGTGTAAATGGTTCAAGCGGTTCATCAGGAACTTCTGGTTCATCAGGTACAAGTGGTTCATCAGGCACATCAGGTAGCTCAGGCTCATCTGGTAGCTCAGGTACTTCAGGCTCATCAGGTACTTCAGGCTCATCAGGTACAAGCGGTTCATCTGGTACAAGTGGTTCATCAGGTTCATCAGGAACTTCTGGTTCATCAGGTACAAGTGGTTCATCAGGCACATCAGGTAGCTCAGGCTCATCTGGTAGCTCAGGTACTTCAGGCTCATCAGGCACAAGCGGTGTTTCTGGTGTAAATGGTTCAAGTGGCTCATCAGGTACTTCAGGCTCATCAGGCACTTCAGGTTCTTCAGGTACAAGTGGTTCAAGCGGTACTTCAGGCTCTTCAGGTTCTTCTGGCACTAGTGGATCAAGTGGTACATCAGGTTCATCAGGTACAAGCGGTTCATCAGGCACATCAGGTAGCTCAGGCTCATCTGGTAGTTCAGGTACTTCAGGTTCAGCAGGTTCATCTGGTTCATCAGGCACTTCAGGTTCATCTGGTACTAGTGGCTCAAGTGGCACATCAGGTGTAAGTGGTGTAAACGGATCATCAGGTTCATCAGGTACAAGCGGTTCATCAGGTACTTCAGGCAGCTCAGGTTCATCTGGTTCATCAGGTACAAGTGGCTCATCTGGTACTAGTGGTTCATCAGGCACTTCAGGTTCATCTGGTTCTTCAGGTTCATCAGGAACATCAGGAAGTTCAGGTACAAGCGGTTCATCAGGTACTTCAGGCAGCTCAGGTTCATCTGGTTCATCTGGTACAAGTGGTTCATCAGGAACTTCTGGGTCATCAGGCACAAGCGGTGTTTCTGGTGTAAACGGATCTTCAGGTAGCTCTGGTACTAGTGGTTCTTCAGGTACATCTGGATCTTCAGGCACATCAGGTAGCTCAGGCTCATCTGGTAGCTCCGGTACTAGTGGTACTTCAGGTCCTGCAGGTGCTACAGGTTCATCAGGTTCTTCAGGCACTTCAGGTTCATCGGGCACTTCAGGCTCATCAGGCACAAGTGGTTCATCAGGTACTTCAGGCAGCTCAGGTTCATCTGGTTCATCTGGTACAAGTGGTTCATCAGGTACAAGTGGTTCATCAGGTACTTCAGGTAGCTCAGGCTCATCAGGTTCATCAGGTACAAGCGGTTCATCTGGTACAAGTGGTTCAAGTGGTAGCTCTGGTTCATCAGGTACTAGTGGTACAGCTACTATTACCAATTTAGGTGATAATAGAGTCTTAACTTCAACTGGTGTTCAAGGTGCAGCAAACGCTGAAGCTAACTTAACATTTAATGGTAGTACATTAACTGTAACAGGTGATTTAACTACAACAGGAGATGTTACACTTGGTAATGCTGCTGCAGATACTGTAAGTATTTCAGGTGTTGTAAGTAGTGATATCTTAGCTGAAACTGCTGGTTTATATCTTGGTGATACTACAAATAGATGGGAAGTTGTTGCTAATAGTATTAATGCTACTTTAGGAACAGGTACTGATAACTCAGTAGTAGTTAAAAACTCATCAAACCAACTCGTAACAGACGAAATTGATTCTCGTGTTTGGGGTTCAAGCTTAGTAGACGGTTCAGGTGCTGCTACTTATGTAACATATTGGTCAGATGCTAATACAGTTACTGGTGAGGCTGCGTTTACTTATAACGCTACTACAAACCTATTAACAGTTAGTTCAATCTCAGGATTTACAGCTGCAGGTGATATTGAAATGGGTAATAACAATATCAATAATGTAGGAACTATTCAAGCCCAAACTCTTAACGCCGAAGAAAAGAACTTCGATATTCCTCACCCATCAAAAGAAGGTTGGAGATTACGTTACTCAGTTCTTGAAGGCCCAGAGAGAGGTGTTTACGTTAGAGGTAAAGTAACAGGAGAAGGTATCATTGAATTACCAGATTACTGGAAAGATTTAGTCTACGAAGATAGCATCACTGTTCAATTAACTCCTATCGGAAGTTCGTGCACTCACCACGTTATTAACGTGAACAGCTCACAAATCGCCGTAGGCTGTGGATGTGGAGATGTTAACGCTTTCTATATAGTTCACGCTGAAAGAAAAGCAAAAGAACCAGTATGGGTTGAGTATCAAGTAGTTAAGTAATATATTTATAACAAACAAAGAGAATGGCCAAAAACGTTCAAATAGTACCCTCCTCAGGTAGTTTAGATTTTAAAGATAATGATGTATCTAAAATCAAAATGGAGCTTGATGCTGATAATTCTAAATTAGTCACATCAGCAGGGGCTACTACCTTATTAGAAGTAAGCGACGGATTAGTTAACGTAGGGAACTCAGCAAAATTAGTCTTACCTGTAGTAGCAGGCACCCCTCCAGGTGCCTCTACAGGTGACCTTTGGTTTGACTCTTCAGCAAATAAATTATCAGTATATGGTAATAGCGGAGTAGAAGCTGGAGGTGGTGTTCAAGGTCCTATTGGTCCTCAAGGTGCTATCGGTCCACAAGGTCCTCTCGGTCCTAAAGGTAACACAGGTTCCCAAGGTCCTATTGGTCCTAAAGGTAACACAGGTTCCCAAGGTCCTATTGGTATTCAAGGTCCTATTGGTCCAGATGGAGCTCAAGGTCCTATTGGTCCACTAGGTCCAAAAGGAAATACAGGTTCACAAGGACCACAAGGTCCAATTGGTGTTCAGGGACCCATTGGTATTCAGGGTCCAATTGGTCCTGTAGGTGATAAAGGTGCTATTGGTCCTCAAGGTCCAATCGGTCCTCAAGGTCCAATCGGTCCTAAAGGTAATATCGGTCCATTAGGTCCTAAAGGTAACACAGGCTCTCAAGGTCCTATTGGACCTCAAGGTGCTATTGGTCCTAAAGGTGTAATTGGCGTTCAAGGTCCACAAGGTCCTAAAGGTAATATAGGCCCATTAGGCCCAAAAGGAAATACAGGTTCACAAGGACCACAAGGTCCTATTGGTCCTAAAGGTGTAATCGGCCCAATAGGTCCAGATGGAGCACAAGGTCCAATTGGTCCTATTGGTCTACAAGGCCCTATTGGAGTTCAAGGCCCTATCGGCGCTATTGGTCCACAAGGTCCTATTGGTAACATCGGTCCAATTGGTCCTGTTGGTGATAAAGGCTCTATTGGTCCTATTGGTCCAATCGGTCCTCAAGGTCCAATCGGTCCTAAAGGTAATATCGGCCCATTAGGTCCTAAAGGTAATACAGGCTCTCAAGGTCCTATTGGTCCTATTGGTCCACAAGGTCCAATTGGTCCAAAGGGTAATCAAGGTCCAATTGGTCCTAAAGGTAATACTGGAGCTCAAGGTCCAATCGGTCCACAAGGTCCTATTGGTGCTATTGGTCCTAAAGGTAATATCGGCCCATTAGGTCCTAAAGGTAACACAGGCTCTCAAGGTCCTATCGGTCCTATTGGTCCACAAGGCCCAGACGGAGCACAAGGTCCAATTGGTCCTATTGGTCCATTAGGTCCACAAGGTCCTATTGGAGCTATTGGACCTCAAGGTCCACAAGGTCCTATTGGTAATATTGGTCCAATTGGTCCTGTAGGTGATAAAGGTGCTATTGGCCCTATCGGTCCTATTGGTCCACAAGGTCCTATTGGTAATATTGGTAACATTGGTCCAATTGGTCCTAAGGGTAATACAGGTGCTCAAGGTCCTATTGGTAATATTGGCCCTATTGGTCCTAAAGGTGTAATTGGAGCAATTGGTCCAATCGGTCCTAAAGGTAATATCGGCCCATTAGGTCCTAAAGGTAACACAGGCTCTCAAGGCCCTATTGGTGGTATTGGTCCTATTGGTCCAAAAGGTGTTATAGGTGCTATTGGTCCTATTGGTCCAAAAGGTAATATCGGTCCATTAGGTCCTAAGGGTAATACAGGAGCTCAAGGTCCTATCGGTCCTATTGGTCCACAAGGTCCTATTGGTCCTAAAGGTAATATCGGTCCATTAGGCCCTAAAGGTAATACTGGAGCTCAAGGTCCAATTGGTCCTATTGGTCCCCAGGGTCCAGATGGAGCTCAAGGTCCTATCGGTCCTATTGGTCCATTAGGTCCACAAGGTCCTATTGGTAACATAGGTCCACAAGGTCCTCAAGGTCCAATTGGTAATATTGGTCCTATTGGTCCCGTTGGTGATAAAGGTGCTATTGGTCCTATCGGTCCTATTGGTCCACAAGGTCCTATTGGTAATATAGGTAACATTGGCCCACTCGGTCCTAAAGGTACAGCAGGTAGTTCACCTATTGGCCCTATTGGTCCACAAGGTCCACAAGGAAATTCTCCAATCGGTCCTCAAGGTCCAATCGGTCCTAAAGGTACACAAGGTTCATCTCCAATTGGTCCACAAGGTCCTATTGGTCCACAAGGTGTTCAAGGCCCTATTGGTGGTATTGGTCCTAAAGGTAATATTGGTCCTCTCGGTCCTAAAGGTAATACTGGAGCTCAGGGTCCTATTGGTGGTATTGGTCCACAAGGTCCTATTGGTAATATTGGCCCAATCGGTCCTAAAGGTACACAAGGTTCATCTCCAATTGGTCCACAAGGTCCTATTGGTCCACAAGGAAATTCTCCAATCGGTCCACAAGGTCCTATCGGTCCTAAAGGTACACAAGGTAGTTCACCTATTGGTCCAATCGGTCCACAAGGTCCTATTGGTAATATAGGTAACATCGGTCCACAAGGTCCTATTGGTAACATTGGTAATATTGGCCCTAAAGGTACACAAGGTAGTTCACCTATTGGTCCAATCGGTCCACAAGGTCCTATTGGTAATATTGGTAATATTGGACCACAAGGACCTCAAGGTAATATTGGTAACATTGGTCCTAAAGGTACACAAGGTTCATCTCCAATTGGTCCACAAGGTCCTATCGGTCCTAAAGGTACAGCAGGTACTTCACCTATTGGTCCTATTGGTCCACAAGGTCCACAAGGTTCATCTCCAACCGGTCCTCAGGGTCCTATTGGTCCTAAAGGTACAGCAGGTTCATCTCCAACCGGTCCTCAGGGTCCTATTGGTCCTAAAGGTACAGCAGGTAGTTCACCAATCGGTCCACAAGGTCCTATTGGTCCTAAAGGTACAGCAGGTAGTTCACCTATTGGTCCTATTGGTCCACAAGGTAACATTGGCCCTGCCGGTGCTGCTGGTCCTCAAGGTGCACAAGGTGCTATTGGTCCACAAGGTCCAATTGGTCCAACTGGTACAGGATCAATTGGTCCACAAGGTCCAAGAGGTCCTATCGGTGCTATTGGTCCTAAGGGTACAGCTGCTCCTAGTGGTTTAACTACAGTAGTAGGAGAAGGTCCACAATTATTCTTTTCAAGCGGAGTACTAACATCAGTAGCATAATAAAATATGGCTAAAAACATACAAATAGTCCCTACATCAGGGAGTATCGAGTTCCAAGACACAGCTGGAGATAATATTAAATATACCTATGAATCCGGTAGAATTAATGTAACTGTAGGTGGGACTAATGTTATGTATTTTGATTCCGGCTCTAATAAAGTAGGTATCAATAATACCTCTAAATTAGCCATCCCAGTTAGAACACCTGCCCCAGACGACCCAGAAGGTACTTTATCTTTTAATAGTGAAGAAAATTCATTAGATGTAAGTAATGGAGGAGGAAGTATATCACTTCAAGGTCCACAAGGCCCAAAAGGAACTCAGGGTCCTCATGGTTTACAAGGACCTCGTGGTACAGCTGATGGTGATCAAGGACCACAAGGTCCAAGAGGTACTGTAGATGGAGATCAAGGACCACAAGGTCCACAAGGTTTAATAGGACCTAAAGGTAGAACAGGTATACAAGGTGATATTGGCCCTCGCGGTACAGAAACAGGAGACCAAGGTCCCCGTGGTCCACAAGGACCACAAGGTGTTCAAGGACCTCAAGGTTTAATAGGTCCTAAAGGTATTTCTGCTCTAAACGAAGGACAAGAACCATGGGATAACGTTGCTTCTTATCAGGTAGGTAATGTAATATTCTACGATCAAACTGAATCTATATACGTTTGTGTTCAAGCAAATACCAACGTAGTTCCTACTAATACGTCATATTGGACAAGATTAACAGGTGAAAAAGGTGCAATAGGTCCTAGAGGTGCAATTGGTCCTATTGGTCCAATAGGAGCAATTGGTCCTCGCGGTACTGAAACTGGAGATCAAGGTCCTATAGGTCCAAAAGGTATTCAAGGTCCAATTGGTCCAACAGAACAAGGTCCTCAAGGTCCAATTGGCCCACAAGGTGCTATTGGTCCTCGCGGTACTGAAACCGGAGATCAAGGTCCACACGGACCTCAAGGTCCAATTGGTCCAACAGAACAAGGTCCTAAAGGTAGAACAGGAATACAAGGTCCGAGGGGACCTGTAGGAACTGTTCAAGGTCCACAAGGTATTAAGGGTAATATTGGTCCTAGAGGTCCACAGGGTCCTATAGGTCAAATAGGTCCTAAAGGTATTTCTGCTCTAAACGAAGGACAAGAACCATGGGATAACGTTGCTTCTTAACAGGTAGGTAATGTAGTATTTTACGATCAAACCGAAGCTATATACGTTTGTATTTTAGCTAATAGTAATGTAGCTCCTACAAATGGTACTTATTGGACAAGATTAACAGGTGAAAAGGGTGCAATAGGTCCTAGAGGTGCAATTGGTCCTATTGGTCCAATAGGAGCAATTGGTCCTCGCGGTACTGAAACCGGAGATCAAGGTCCTATTGGTGCTATTGGTCCACATGGCCCTATTGGTGCTATTGGCCCACAAGGTGATCAAGGACCCAGAGGTACAGAAACTGGAGATCAAGGTCCACAAGGACCACACGGTCTTAGAGGTGATATTGGTCCAATTGGTCCACAAGGTGCTATTGGTCCTCGTGGTACTGAAACTGGAGATCAAGGTCCTATTGGTGCTATTGGTCCACAAGGTATTAAAGGTAGAACAGGTATTATTGGAAATATCGGTCCCAAAGGTACTGCCCCTGGTATTAAAGGTAATATAGGTCCTAGAGGTCCTAGAGGTCCTATTGGTGCTATTGGTAATATTGGTCCTAAAGGTATTTCTGCTCTAAACGAAGGACAGGAACCATGGGATCCCGTTGCTTCTTATCAGGTAGGTAATGTAATATTCTACGATCAAACCGAAGCTATATACGTTTGTATTTTAGCCAATTCAGGACAAGTTCCTACAAATGGTACTTACTGGACACGTCTAACAGGTGAAAAAGGAAATATTGGCCCTCACGGTACACAAGGTCCTATTGGTCCAATAGGAGTAATTGGTCCCCGAGGTACAGCTACAGGAGATCAAGGTCCTATAGGTAACATAGGTACTTTAGGTCCTATTGGTCCTAATCAACAGGGTCCTATTGGTCCAATTGGTCCACAAGGTGCTATTGGTCCTCGTGGTACTGAAACCGGAGATCAAGGTCCAAGAGGTAATATTGGTAACATTGGTCCAATCGGTCCTAATCAACAGGGTCCTATTGGTCCAATTGGTCCACAAGGTGCTATTGGTCCTCGTGGCACAGCTACAGGAGATCAAGGTCCTATAGGTAATATTGGTCCTCACGGTCCACAAGGTCCTATTGGTCCTATTGGTAATATTGGTCCCCGTGGTACTGAAACTGGAGATCAAGGCCCAATTGGAGCAATAGGTCCACAAGGTATTAAAGGTAGAACAGGTGTCATTGGGAATATTGGTCCTAAAGGTACTGCTCCTGGTATTAAAGGTAATATAGGTCCTAGAGGTCCTAGAGGTGCTATCGGTTCTATTGGAGCCATTGGTCCTAAAGGTACTTCTGCTTTAAACGAAGGACAAGAACCTTGGAATCCAGTTGATTCCTATCAAGTAGGTACTGTAGTATTTTATGATACAACTGAAGCTATATACGTTTGTATTGTAGCTAATAGTAATGTAGCTCCTACAAATGGTACTTATTGGACAAGATTAACAGGTGAAAAGGGAAATATTGGCCCTAGAGGTGCACAAGGTCCTATTGGTCCTATTGGTGCTATTGGTCCTCGTGGCCCAGTAGGTGTAACCCCAGGAATTGGAGCAATTGGTCCTAGAGGTCCTATTGGTGTTACTCCTGGAATTGGTCCTCGTGGTCCTATTGGTCCTCGTGGTCCAGTAGGTGTAACTCCTGGAATTGGAGCTCGTGGTCCTATTGGTCCAATTGGAGTACAAGGTATTCGTGGTAATATTGGCCCAATTGGTCCACAGGGTGCTATTGGTCCTCGTGGTACTGAAACCGGAGATCAAGGTCCAAGAGGTAATATTGGTCCTCACGGTCCACAAGGTCCTATTGGTTTAATTGGTCCTAGAGGTCCTGTTGGTGTAACTCCTGGAATTGGTCCTCGTGGTCCTATTGGTCCAATTGGACCAGCCGGAGGAATTGGAGCTCGTGGTCCTATTGGAGCAAGAGGTCCTGTTGGTGTAACTCCTGGAATTGGAGCAATCGGTCCTAGAGGTCCTATTGGTAACATTGGTAACATCGGCCCTCGTGGTCCTATTGGTAACATTGGTAATATTGGTCCTCGTGGTCCAGTAGGTGTAACCCCAGGAATTGGAGCAATTGGTCCTAGAGGTCCTATTGGTAATATTGGTAATATTGGTAATCGCGGTCCTATTGGTCCTATTGGTAACATTGGTCCTAGAGGTCCTGTTGGTGTAACCCCAGGAATTGGAGCTCGTGGTCCTATTGGAGCAAGAGGTCCTGTTGGAGATAATGGTGATGGAGGTCCTATCGGTCCTAGAGGTCCTATTGGTCCAGCTGGAGGAATTGGAGCTCAAGGCGCAATTGGTCCCCGTGGTCCAGTAGGTGTAACCCCAGGAATTGGAGCTCGAGGTGCAATTGGTCCTAGAGGTCCTGTTGGTGTAACCCCAGGAATTGGAGCTCGTGGTCCTATTGGTCCTAGAGGTCCTGTTGGTGTTACTCCTGGAATTGGTGCAATTGGTCCAGAAGGTCCTATTGGTCCACAAGGTGCAGGTTCACAAAATGCTACTTATCAAGGTAACTATAATCCTGGAGCATCTTATAATTTTGCTGATGTAGTATTTAATGGAGATGATGGTAAATACTATATAGTGTATACTGAAGAATCACCTCCCCCAGGTACTACTCCTACCAATACTTCATTCTATAGTTTATATACCTTCGGTCAGGGTATTCAAGGTCCTAGAGGTCCTATTGGTCCTGTTGGCGGAGGAACTATTGGTCCTAGAGGTCCTATCGGTCCACAAGGTCCAATTGGTCCACGTGGTGCAACTGGTGTTGTTAGTGGTGGTATATCTACCCAATTTTCATTACCTTGGGCAGGAGAAGCTACATTAGGATTTGACGTTGGGTATTTAACATATTATTCAACCAGATAATAAAAAATAAAAAGGTTTTTTAATGAAAATAGTTTTATATACAGGATATCAATCCACAAGATGGAATCCTGATACACAACATAAAATAGGTTTAGGGGGTACAGAACAATGCGTTCTGTACCTCGCATATCATCTAGCAGCCTACCCAGGAAATCAAGTATGGGTAGTAGGGGATGTAATAGAAGGTGATTTTGATAATGTTAAATACCGAACTACTAGCACATTTAAAAATGAAGTAGATTCTGTAGATACAATTATTGCTACTTCCTATATACATTATCTAAAAGAATTTGAAGATTTTAATTATAAAAATTCAATATTTTGGGTTCACAATACTGATTACTTTACGTATTGGAGAGGAGAAGAAATAGAAAATCATAGAGAATTATTAAATCATCCTAAATTATCTCACATTATATGTTTAACCTATTGGCATAGAGATAAATTTGTAGAACATTTCCCAGAGTCATACAATAAAATTCAAATAATTGGAAATGGTATTTATAAAGCAGGATTTGTAGATGTCTGGCCTAAACCTAAACAGCATAATGGAAAAATACTCCCAGGAGATCCATTACATCATTTAAAAATCGACAACCAATACATTTATACATCTCATGCTGAACGAGGTTTAGAACGTTTATTAGAAGAATGGCCCTTAATTTTAGAACGAACTCCCGATGCTACTTTAAAGGTAGCTACTCCTGAATATGGTTTAGAATATTTTAATCTTTATTTTAAAGAGTGGGTAAATAACTTGGAAGGTGTAGAATTTGTTGGTACATTGCCCCAACATGAACTATACCAATTAATGGCTAGTAGTTCGTATTGGTATTATCCTAGTGATTATGAAGAAACATTCTGTATTACAGCTCTTGAAATGCTTGGACATAAAGTTCAACCTATTACTTGGGAATGGGGAGGTTTAAAAGAAACATTACAAGGATTTAACACCCGCAATATTTATGAAAGTATAAATTGGAATTTAGTCAAATCCTATTTATATTATAAAGACTGGAAAATTGTTGTAAGAGATAATTGGTTACCATTAATAACAAAAATGAATATGAAAATAGATTATTTCTATGTTTTAACTACAAACGAAACAAAAGAGTTACAAGAAAAATGTACAAATGTTAATCTTCCATCTCCAACACCACACTGGATTAAACCAGGCTTTGATGCTCGTAACCCAGATTTTCCTGAAATTTTAGAAAAATTTGGTGTAAAAAAACATCCTAGATGGAAATTTAATACTCCTAACGAATGGTGGTCTCGTGATGTTATGGATGGTGAACTAGGATGTTCACTTTCTCATATAGATGCGTGGGTTGAAGCATATGCTAAAGATCATAATGTAACTATTATTTTTGAGGATGATTTTAAAGAAGTAAATCAAGTTCCTTGGGATCAAGTTCAACAATTACTTGATATGGATTATGATTTAATTTATTTAGGTCGTAGTGCTCTTAAAGCTGATTTAGAGAAACCTATTGAAGGTGTTGTAGGTTGGGTTGAACCTGACTATTCATATAATGCTCACGCTTATATTTTGTCTAAAAAAGGTTTACAAATTTTAGTAGAAGAATATTTAGAACAATTTAAAGGAGCTATGTTTGCTATTGATGAATTATTACCAATTTCATATGGTATGACACATCGTCAGGAAATTCTAGGAGAATATAATGGCAAAACACGTTTAAAAGCAGCAGCCCCCATAGTTAACTACTACGAACAAGAAAACAGCCCAGGCTCAACTTTCTATGTTAGACCTGATAAAAATCAACCTGAAATCCTCCAAGTAGAAAATTGGGGAGAGTGGTGTGATAAATATATCAATCCTCATATTCGCAAAGGTCAATATAAGTTAATGGTAGATGAAATTGCTTCTAATGTAATTGAATTCCCATTATTTACAGAAAAATTTTGTAATGAAGTTATTGAGTTAGCTGAACAACATGAATGGGTGACTGATAGGCATACATTCTATCCTACAACAGACCAAACGATGGAAAGTTTAGGTTTACAATCTATATACCAAAGAGTATTAGAAGAATTTGTATACCCAGTTTGGATTTGGTTCTGGGACTTACAAGGTGATACTTGGTCTAAACTTCAAAGTGAAAACTTTATCGCTAAATATGACACTTTAAATCAGGGTAGCTTAGACTTGCATCACGACGATTCTATTATTACATTAAACCTAAGATTAAATAATGACTTTAAAGGTGGAGGTACCTATTTACCCAAGTACAAAACAACGGTTCAACCACGTAAAATTGGTAATGTAATGGCTCATCCCGGAGTTATTACTCACTTACATGGTGGTAGACCTGTTGAAGAAGGAACACGTTATATATTAGTTACATTTACAAAAAAATAAAAAATGGATACACGTTATACATTCCCCCTCCCATTTGAAAAACCAGTTAATCAAACTGATTATTACTGGTTTGAAGAAGGATTTACTACTGAGGAATTATCTTATTTAGAAAATCAAGTTGGTAATATCCCATTCCAACCTGGTGTTACCGAAAATGGAGCTCAAGACGAAGGTGTTGGTTTAGACTCAAGAAGCTCAAGCATTAAATGGGTTCAATTTAATGATGAAACTAAATGGATTTATGATAAAATCGGACAAATGGCCCAAACCGCTAACGAGGAATTATTCCAATTTGATTTAAGCCATATGCCTGAAAACATCCAGTATACTGAATATTATGCTAGTAATAAAGGCCATTATGATTGGCATATGGATATTGGTAGTTCAGGATTTATGAAATTCCGTAAAATCTCAGTTACAGTTCAATTATCAGGACCTGAAGAATATGAAGGTGGTGATTTACAAATTTGGACAGGAGGTCAGTATCCATATACTGCTCCAAAAGGTAAAGGTAATGTAGTTATTTTCCCATCATTTATGATGCACCGAGTTACTCCTGTTACTAGAGGTACTCGCAAATCATTTGTATTGTGGTTAGGTGGAGGTCATTATAGGTAATGAAGATAGCTGTTTGTATTAGTGGACAACCTCGAAATTACGAACAGGGGTACCAAGAATTAAAAAAGTGGTTTTTGGACAAGTATGATTGTGATATATACATTCATACTTGGAAGGATAACTCTCCTATGGAGGCTGGTCACAAATTTGCTAAAGAAAGGGAATATGAATTTACTAATGAAGATTACGATCGAATTTTAGAATTATATAAACCTAAAACTTGGAATTTTCAAAAACCAATCCCATTTGATACTACTGATATTAGAGGAGCTCATTTAAACTATAAATTAAATAGTTTATTAAGTGCTTCTTATTCAATACACGAATGTTATAACTTAGTTAAAGATTGGGGAATTGAATACGATTTAATTATTAGAACTAGATTTGATTTAGAATTTACAGACTATATCTCTCCAGAATGTTTATTTTTAAAAGATTTATCTTTATTAGATCCTAACAAATTAAATGTATTTGAATATCCTTTAACAGAAGAGGGACACCCAACCAGACATTCAGAAGTAGACGATTTATTTGCCGTTAGTTCGCCTGAAATCGCGAATATTTACGCAAACTATTTCACATACGCGATATCCTATATTTATATGAATGATGCGTATAAAGCATGGTTAGATACAGTAATTTCAGAAAACCCTGACCCTATTCATCCCGAAAGTGTATTAAAATATCATTTAATTTCTAACGGAGTAGAAATAAATTACGTTCCAAGTTTAACAGAATATTTTACAGCTAACATATTACGATGAAAATAGCAATATTAGTTAGTGGTCAACCACGTCGATATAGAAATGGATTTAAAGAACTAAAAAAGTGGTTTTTAGATCGATACGATTGTGATGTATATTTACATGCTTGGGATGCTCCTGAGTTTCATAAATATAATTTTTTTGATGGAGGTAAATTACAACACGTTTATAAAACCGATAATGATACTTACGATAATTTACTTGAATGGTATCAACCTAAAGGTCATTTGTTTGAACGTGCTATTAAATTTGATGCTGCTGATTTAAAAGGGGAAAATAACCAACGTTTAAATTCACAAATGGGTATGTGGATGTCCCTAAAACGAGCATGGGATTTAATGGAAGAATCAGGTATTAAATATGATTTAGTAATTAAAACTCGATACGATCTATTATTTACTCATAGAGTAGCTAATAATTGTCCTTTATTAGAAGACGTTACCAAATACGATCCAAATTTTATTCATTACTTTGAATACCCTCCACATTGGAAAATGGCAGATCAACTAAATGATACCTTTGCAGTAGGTGGGTATGATTTAATGAAAATTTATTGTAACGTGTTTACCCACATGCTACGTATTATATTTGTAGATCCTGAATACTATCAGTTCTATACCGATATGTTTATTAATGAAACACTAATTGCTCAACATTTAAGAAATAATAATGTTCCCCTTAAACCTATTTGGCATGGATTCAATGGAACTCGTGGTATAGATGGTGGTTGTGAAATAATGAGATAATATGAAAGAAATTAAAGTTTTTGGTCACGGTCCTTATATTGGAACCACAGGTTATGCTAATCACACTCGTGACTTTTTTAGAGGTTTATCTAAACACTTTCCATTAAAATTTAGAAACTTTACCGTTGGGAGTAGCTGGCAGGGTTTAAATGATGAACCCCATAATAATGAAGAATATTTAACAGATCTTGATAAACAAATTCTACATCAACAATCTTATTTTGACCATAATGGAGATCTTAAGGATAGTGAAGTTTATACTCAATATAGAAAAAATTTTCAACACAATGTAAATTTAATCTTAATGGAAACAGGTCACTATTATTTTTATCATAATTATAAAGGCCCTAAAATAGCTTACAATGTTTGGGAATCTACTCGACAACCCGAAGGATTTTTTAACCAACTTTTAAAATTTGATCAAATTTGGGTTCCTTCTAAATGGCAAGCTGATTGTACTATTGAACAAGGAGCTGATCCTGATAAAGTAAAAGTAGTACCTGAAGGTGTAGATGTAAATACTTTCTACCCAGAAGATCCTAAAACTGTACTTGATTATGTAGATGGTCGCTTTAAATTTATTTTATTTGGTAGATGGGATTACAGAAAATCTACTAAAGAAATTATTGAAACCTTCCTTAAAGAATTCACCCCAGAAGACCCAGTTGATCTTATTGTATCTATTGATAATATGTGGGGCAAAGACATGGATGGTTTTGAAACGACTGAAGAACGTTTAGAACACTACGGTTTTAATGACGAACGTATTAAAATTAAACATTTCCCTTCTCGTGAAGATTACATTACATATTTAAAAAATGGTCATGTATTTTTATCTTGCGCTCGCAGTGAAGGATGGAATCTACCTTTAATTGAAGCTATGGCCTGCGGTACCCCTTCTATCTACTCAGCGGGGTCAGCCCAAATGGAATTTGCTTCTGGCAAAGGCCTCCCAGTAAAAATAGAAACCCACAAACCAGCAGATATTAATTCATATGCGAGGTATACCCAAAGCGAACTTCCAGGTGAATACCCTGAACCTGATTTTAAGGATTTAGCTCGTGTAATGAGAGATGCTTTTGAAAATTATACTGACCATAAAAAACGTGCTATTGAAGAAGCAAAGTTAATTCATCGTGATTTTAATTGGAATAAAGTAGCTGAAATTGGTAGAGACACTCTTCAAGAGTTTATGGATAATTATGTAGCTCCCCCGTCTAAACCTAACCAAATTATTGTTTCTTATCTACAAGGTCCTAAAGTTGAAATTTTAGGTAATACTGAAGAAGAATATAAAATTGAATTTATAAATGGTTCTACAAATGAGATTATTTTTAGTGATGTAATTACTAATAATATGTGGACAGTTTGTAGTAAAGAATATTATATTCCTTGGGTTATTAAAGTAAATGGAGAAATAGTAAGTAAATTAGATTTAACTAATAAAAGAGTTTTAATTGCTTTAGAATCTAAATCTTTAGGTGATACAATTGCTTGGACTCCTTATGCTGTTGAATTTGCTAAAAAACACAAATGTAAAGTTATTATGTCAACCTTCCACAATGAGTGGTTTAAAGAGATAGAAGCATATAAAGATATTGAATGGATGGTTCCTGGAGAATCTACACCTTGTGATGTTGTTTATAGAATTGGTTGGTTTAAAAATGATAAGGGGTTATGGAATAATACAAATAAACACCCAAATCAAGTTAATCTATACCCAATGCAGCAAACTGCAACTGATATATTAGGTTTAGAATACAAAGAGTTAAATTACGGTTTAGATTTTCAAAAAGGTAAACGCCCTATTAAAGACAAATATGTTGTTATAGGTCCTCAATCTACGGCAGGATGTAAAGAATGGCCTTACCATAATTGGGTAACCTTAGTTAAACTACTTAACCAATCCGGCTACCAGGTTGTAACATTAACCCAACACAAACTTGACATTCCAGGAACTATTAATTCTTGGAACCAACCATTTGAAAATGTTGCTAATTATATGCTCCATGCGGATTTATTTATTGGTTTAAGTTCGGGGTTGGCTTGGTTTAATTGGGGATTAGGTAAAAAAACGGTTATGATTAACGGATTTACCTCGGCAGAACATGAATTTCAAACTAAAGTAGTTAGAGTTCGTAATGAAAGTGTGTGTAATTCTTGTTGGGTTAACCCCAATTTTAGTTTTGACCCCGGGGATTGGGATTGGTGTCCAATTTGGAAAGGAACTAACAAACAACACACGTGTATGAAATCAGTTAGCCCTACACAAGTTTATAGTAAAGTAAAACAAATTTTAAATAGTAAAAAATAATCTAATATTTATTAATATGGAACAAGTGTTTTTGACAAAAGAAGAGGTTGAAAAATTAAAAAGTATTCAAGATAATGAAGCTAATTTAATTACTCAATTTGGTCAATTAGAATATCAAATCCAATCTCTTAATTTACAGAAAGAAAATTTAAAAAACAACATCACAAAACTTCAAACAGAAAGTAGTAATTTTGGAAAAGAATTACAAGATAAGTATGGAGAAGGAACAATTGATGTAACCACCGGAGAGTTCACTAAATCAAATTGATTTTCGATTCTCTCTTGAATATTTATAATAAAATAATAATTCCAACACAATGGCAGAAACATTAGTATCACCTGGTGTATTAGCAAGAGAGAATGACCAGTCATTTATCACGCAGCAACCCGTTCAAGTAGGTGCTGCGCTTGTAGGTCCTACAGTAAAAGGTCCTGTAGAAGTACCTACAATTGTTACATCATATAGTGATTATCAAAACAGATTTGGATCCACTTTTGAAAGTGGTAGTGAAGTATTTACTTACTTCAGTTCCCTTACAGCTTACAATTATTTCAATAACGGTGGTAACACATTATTGGTTACTAGAGTAGTATCAGGTTCAGTTGCTGGGTGGGACTACGCATCAGCCGATGTACTTGCCGCTTCAGCTTCAGCTACTGCTGTTACTTTAGAAGCAATTGATAAAGGTGCTCTTTGGAATAATTCAGGTGGTGTAACTTCTGGATCTTTAGATAATGGAACTATTGATAATGTTAGATGGCAAGTTGTTTCTAACAACACCGCCTCTGGTGTGTTTACATTAGTAGTACGTAGAGGTGATGATAGCAATAATAATCCTATCGTTTTAGAAACTTGGAATAATTTATCATTAGATCCAACTCAACCTAATTTCGTTTCTAGAGTAATTGGTGATACTAAATTTAATTATAATGCTAGTGAAAACTACTTAGAAGTATCAGGTTCATATCCTAATAGATCTAGGTACATTAGAGTAGCCTCAGTTAATTTATTAACTCCAAGCTATTTAGATAATGCTGGAAACGCTAAAGATCAATACACAGGTTCAATCCCAGTTGTAGGTTCAGGCTCAGCAAATGGTTCATTTACAGGAGGTACAGGCTCAAATATTTCATCTTATACAGGTGGAGGTAATTATTACTACAAAGCAGGTACAGCTTCAGGAGCGGTAAACGGTGTAACTCAAGGTTTGATCGGCGCTGATTATGATAATATGTTAGATTTATTAGCTAACCAAGATGATTATGCGTTTAACGTATTATTAACTCCTGGTTTGTTTAATAGTGCTCACGCATCTCAAACTACTACAGCAATCAACAATACTCAAGGTAGAGGAGATAGCATTTATGTGTTAGACCCAATTGTTTACGGTTCAACTATTGCTGATACAAATACACAAGCAGCTTCTAGAAATACTTCTTACGCAGCTATGTACTGGCCTTGGTTACAAACCATTGACCCAGATTCAGGTCAAAACGTATGGGTTCCTGCCTCAACAATGATCGGGGGAGTTTACGCATATAACGACAGTGTAAGCGAGCCATGGTTTGCTCCAGCGGGTATCAACAGAGGAGGTTTAGGCAACGTAATTCGCCCTGAAAGAAAGTTAACTCAATCTAACAGAGATTCATTATACGAGAATAATGTTAACCCAATCGCTTCATTCCCAGGAGTAGGCACAGTGGTATATGGTCAGAAAACATTACAGAGACAAGCTTCGGCGCTTGATAGAGTAAATGTTAGAAGATTATTAATCGCTCTTAAAGGATACATTTCTCAAGTTTCTCAAACATTATTGTTTGAACAAAACACAGCAGCTACTAGAAATAATTTCTTAGCAGCAGTGAATCCTTACTTAGAATCTGTTCAACAGAGACAAGGTTTATATGCGTTTAAAGTAGTAATGGATGATTCAAATAACACCCCAGATGTAATTGATAGAAATCAATTAGTAGGTGCTATTTATCTCCAACCAACTAAAACAGCAGAATTCATCATCTTAGACTTTAACGTATTACCAACCGGAGCTACTTTCCCAGCGTAAGAGTTTAAAATTTGAATATTTATAATAGAATAAAATAAATAACAATGGCAGTATTAGATCCTAACGAAATTTTCTTTACAGCGTTTGAGCCAAAACAAGCGAATAGATTCATTATGTATATTGATGGATTCCCCGCTTACACAATCAAGGGTGTAGGTGCTGTAAGTTTAACCCAAGGAACAGTAGCTCTTAATCATATCAACGTTCAACGTTTCGTGAAGGGTAAAACAACTTGGAATACCATTCAGTTCACATTATTTGATCCAATTACTCCTTCTGGTGCTCAAGCCGTAATGGAGTGGGTTCGTTTACACCATGAATCAGTAACAGGTAGAGATGGCTATAGTGATTTCTATAAGAAAGACTTAACATTCAACGTATTAGGTCCTGTTGGTGATGTAGTATCTGAATGGATCATTAAAGGTGCTTTAATTACTGATGCTAACTTTGGTGAATATGGTTGGGATACTGACTCAACAGCAATTAACCTTACAATGACAGTTCAACCAGATTACTGTATCTTGAACTTCTAATAAGAAAAGTAAATATTTTTGTAAAGAGAGCTTGGATTCGTTCAAGCTCTTTTTTATATTCATATTTATACTCGACAAACGTTATAAATAAAATATATGAGTTTTAACTTACCAACAGAAACCATCGAACTTCCTTCAAAAGGTTTATTATATCCTGAAGGTCATCCTTTATCCGAAGGCACTATTGAAATTAAGTATATGACAGCTAAGGAAGAAGACATCCTTACAAACCAAAATTATATTTCAAACGGCACCGTATTAGATAAATTATTAAAATCCTTAATTGTAACTAAATTCAATTATGATGATTTAGTTATTGGTGATAAAAATGCTATTATGATTGCTGCCCGTATTTTAGGATATGGAGCTGAGTATAAATTTACATATAATGGTGTAGAAGAAGTAGTTGACTTATCTAAAATTGAGAATAAACCATTAGATGAATCTCTTTACATTAAAGGTAAAAATGAATTTTCATTTGATCTCCCATCTTCTAATAATGAAATTACCTTTAAATTCCTTACTCATGGTGATGAATCTAAAATCAACCAAGAATTAGAAGGATTAAAGAAACTTAAAAAAGATGATTCTCCAGAACTTACTACTCGTTTAAAATATATGATTACTTCTATCAATGGTAATCGAGATAGTAAAACAATTCGAGAGTTTGTCGATCAGGCATTCCTAGCACGAGATGCTAGGGCATTCAGAGAGTTCATTAATAAGATCCAACCCGACGTAGATCTAACTTTTTTTCCCTCATCTTCAAACAAATCAATCTCTCTCCCAATTGGGATTAACTTTTTTTGGCCTGACATCAAC